TGGACTGCCTGTCCTCAAGCTCTCCGGTGCAGCGGATCGTTTTTATGAAAGGCGCGCAGATTGGCGGCACAGAATGCGGCAACAACTGGATTGGATATGTGATCCATCATTCGCCGGGGCCGATGCTGGCAATTTTGCCCACGGTCGAAATGGCCAAGCGCAATTCCAAGCAGCGGCTCGATCCCTTGATCGAAGACTCGGATGTTATTCGCAGCCGCGTCAAGCCCGCCCGTTCGCGCGACAGTGGAAACACGATTTTGCAAAAGGAATTTCAGGGCGGCATTCTCGTGCTAACGGGTGCAAACAGTGCCGCAGGTTTACGATCCATGCCGGTTCGTTTCCTTTTTCTGGACGAGGTGGACGCTTACCCCGGTGATGTTGAGGGCGAAGGCGATCCGGTTGCGCTGGCGGAAGCCAGAACACGGACATTTGCTCGCCGTAAAATCCTGATGGTCAGCACACCCACCATTCGCGGCATCTCGCGTATTGAACGTGAATATGAGCTGAGTGATCAGCGCAAATACATGGTGCCATGTCCGGAATGCGGAACGCATCAATGGCTGAAATTTGAGCAGCTCAAATGGCCAAAGGGCAAACCTGAGGAAGCGCTGTATGAATGCGAGCATTGTGAGCACAAGATTGAGGAGCGGCACAAAACATGGATGCTGCAGAACGGTTATTGGGAGGCTCAGGCTGAATGTGACGGCAGAACAGCCGGATTTCACCTGTCTTCCTTGTATTCACCCTATGGCTGGCGGTCATGGGCGCAAATCGCTCGTGCCTGGGTGGATGCCCAAGGCTCGGACGCGGCGATTAAATCATTCAAGAACACAGAACTTGGCGAAACATACGTGGAAACTGGCGAAGCACCCGATTGGCAGAGGCTATACGAACGCCGTGAGCCTTACAAAATCGGCAGCATTCCTAAAGCCTGGTTGTTCATCACCGCTGGTGCGGACGTTCAAAAAGACCGGATCGAAGTGTCCATCTGGGCGTGGGGACGCGATAAGGAAAGCTGGCTGATTGACCACCGTGTTCTGGAGGGCGATACAGGCCGCGCTGCCGTTTGGAATAAACTGACGGAGTTTCTTGGCGAAACATGGCCGCATGAAAACGGTTTTGATCTGGCCTTAAAACGCGTGGCTGTCGATAGCAGTTACGCCACGCAGGAAGTCTATGACTGGGCGCGAAGACAAAGCCCGTCCTTGGTGATGGTGGTCAAAGGCATCCAGCGCGGTGCGGCTCTGGTCGGATTGCCAAGCGCGGTTGAGATGACCGCCGATGGTAAAAAGCTCAAACGCGGATTGCGCGTGCGACCAGTCGCTGGCGGCATTGCCAAGCTGGAGCTGTTTAACAATTTGCGAAAGAACCCGCCAACGAAAGAAAGCGGCGATCCTTATCCGGCTGGATATGTTCACCTGCCGCAGGTAGATGAAGAATATTTGAAGCAGCTCTGCTCTGAGCAGCTGATTACATCGAAAAACCGCCGTGGATATGCGGTGCGTGAATGGCAAAAAACCAGAGAGCGCAATGAAGCGCTGGATTGCTACGTTTACGCCCGCGCGGCTGCGGCTGTTGAAGGGCTTGATCGTTTCGGTGATCGACACTGGCGTGAAATGGAACGATCCCTCGGCCTGGACGAACCCGTTAAACCAAGACCTTCAGAAGAAGATCAACCCAAACCAACAACGCGCAAGCCCGTAAGACGGCGTGCGCGAAGCAAAGGCGTGAAATTATGAGTGATACATTGGAAGAAAAGCTAGAGCGCGTGCAAAAAGCTATTGCCGCCATTGAAAGCGGAGGCCAGAGCGTCTCCTATGAAGGCCGCGCGGTAACAAAGGGTGATCTCAAAACCCTTTATGACCGGGAAACCTATCTGGAAAAGCGGATTGAAAGAAAAGCACGTGGTGGAATTCGCATGCGCGGAGGTGTTCCCTTATGAGCCGTAAACGTATTTCACTGCCAGAACCCACCTCACTTGATAAATTGATTGGCTGGATTTCGCCTGAAGCGGGCGTGCGCCGCCTGAAAGCCAAAACAGTCATGGCGCTGTATGGCGGTTATACAGGCGCGCGCAAAGACCGCCGTCAAACCAAGGCATGGCAGACCATTGATGGCAGCGCCGATCAGGTCACATTGCCTGACCTTCCGGCGTTACGGGAGCGTTCCCGCGATTTGATCCGCAATGCTCCTTTAGCGACAGGTGCGATTAACACGGTTGTCACCAATGTTGTAGGCACTGGCCTCAAAGTGCAATCCCGCGTAGATCGGGATGTGCTGAAAGGCATTCTGGGCGATAAGGAAGAGGATTTCGAAGCCTTTGAGAGGGCTGCCGAGCGTGAGTTTCGTTATTGGGCCGCTTCCAAATATTGCGATACCTCCCATATGCAGGATTTTGCCGGAATGCAGGATCTGGCACTGCGCTCCGTACTGGAAGCTGGCGATGTTTTTGTTCTACGCCGCTTCGCGCAAAGACCAGGCGCACGATATGGTACATGTTTGCAGCTGGTCGAAGCAGACCGCATCAGCAATCCTGACTGGACGATGGATACACCCAGATTGGCTGGCGGTGTTGAGAAAAATGCGCTGGGATCACCTCTGGCCTATCATGTTTTGCAGGCACATCCCGGTGATGTTCGGGATCCCGGATCACGGCAATGGGTGCGACTTCGTGCTTATGACCGGGATGGGAATTGGTTGGTCAATCATCTGGCACGCCCCACGCGGGTGGGGATGACGCGGCCAGCGCCTTATCTGGCGCCTGTTATCGAAAGCCTCAAGCAGCTAGATAAATATTCCGAAGCTGAACTGATGGCAGCGGTGGTTTCGGCCATGTTCAGCGTATTCATAAAATCAGAAGATCCGGACGGCCTTGCGCCGATGGAAGATGGTGCTGGCCGCGATGATAAGGATTTCCAGCTTGGCCCCGGCGCGATATTGGATCTTCTGCCCTATGAAAGTGTGGAGATTGCCGATCCAAAACGCCCAAACGCAGCCTTTGATCAATTTGTGCTGGCCATACTGCGGCAGGTTGGTGTTGCGCTGGAAATTCCCTTCGAGCTGCTGGTGAAGCATTTTACGGCCAGTTATTCCGCTGCGCAGGCAGCCTTGCTGGAAGCATGGAAGTTTTTCCGCTCCCGCCGGGAATGGCTGGCCTGCATGTTCTGCCAACCTGTTTACGAGGCTGTGATTACAGAGGCCGTGGCACGCGGTTATTTGAACGCCCCCGGATTTTTCTCTGATCCCATGATCCGCGCTGCCTATCTGGGCAGCGAATGGATCGGGCCGCCCAGAGGTCAGATTGACCAGCTGAAGGAAGGTAAGGCCGCGTGCGAACGTGTGGACATGGGCATTTCAACACTGGCCGAGGAAACAGCGGCACTGACTGGCGGCGATTGGGAGCGTAAACACCGCCAGCGCTCCAAAGAAAAACGCATGCGTCTGGAAGCCGGATTGGATGAAGTCCAGGCACCTGTGGCACAGCCCACACTTCCGGAAGAACCAGAAAAACAAGATTAGGAGATTATGATGTGGGATATTCCATCTTCAACTATTCTGGCGATCATGCCGGAATGCCTTCCGGCTGAGCCGCCTCAGGGGTTTCAAAAAGAGACCGTCATTCTGGGCGAGGCTGTCACCAGCTATCATGACAAGATTGCTGTCATTGATGTTGGCGGCATTATTACGCCGTACCAAAATATCCTCTCCATGCTGTTTGGTGGCACCAATATTGCCAGCATAGAGGCGCAGTTTGCCGAAGCGATGGATGATCCGGAAATTACAGGCATCATGCTGCGCATTGATAGCCCAGGCGGCTTGATTACAGGTGTTGAGGAACTGGCCAGCACTGTTGCAGCAGCGCGCGGCAAGAAACCGATTGTGGCTTATGCCTACGGGAATGCAGCTTCCGCTGCGTACTGGATTGCTTCTGCCGCCGATAAAATCGTGGCTGGCCCGACAACCATGCTGGGATCTATCGGTGTGGCGGTGGCTGTTCCTAAAACACGTGAGAGCGGCTGGGTCGAGTTTGTATCTTCCAACGCTCCCAATAAACGGCTGGATCCGGAAAGCGAGCAAGGCCGTAATTCCATTCAATCCCGGCTTGATGCCATGGAGAGCGAATTTATCAGCGCGGTTGCTGTAAACCGCACTGTTTCTCAAGAAAAAGTCCTATCGAAATTCGGGCAAGGCGATGTTTTGCCTGCCCGTGAGGCTGTGCGTGCAGGCATGGCCGACCTCGTGGGAGGGATGAAAGATGCTCTCTCGCTTATCACCACACTGCAACCCAAACCAGAAGGAGTCGTTATGACGAAACAAACTGAAACACCGGAAACACCTTCCGGAAACTCAGGTGATATGGTCGCAAAAAGCACGATCACAGCAGACTATATCG